ACTTGGATAGAGTTTGATATGTTCGTAGGTTTTGAAGGCACTGATGAAGATGTTATATATTGGACTGAATTACCGAAATTTGAAGGAGAATAACAATGAACAAAATAATACCATTACAAGAAATGATTGAAGAGATTAAGAAATATTACAATTTAAACGATACACTATTGGCACTTAATTTAAAAGTTACACCACAAACAGTCAAAGGCTGGAAAGACGGAAATATTCCTAGAGAAAAGACATACAACAAAATATTAGAAATATACAATAATATCATTAATTCAGAAGAACAAACAAAAGAAGTAACAGAAGTAACGAAAAAGAAACCTTATGAAATAAGTTATCCGAATAATGGAAAACAGATATATTACATTAGTTATCATTCGGGTCAAGTAAAAGAATGGGAGTTTGATATTAATTATGAAGCTGATAAATATTTATATGACATAGGCATATACTTCGATACTAAAGAAGAAGCCGAGCAGTTCAAACGTGAGCGAGCATTAATTAAAAAAATAAAATGTTGGGCTAAAGAACAGCAAGGGGATTGGAAGCCTGATTGGAGTAATACAAATCAATGTAAATATTGTGTTGGTGTAGACCGTTTTATCAAAGAAATAATTTGCGATTGTTGTTGGGGACATGATAAACTCCCTAAACTCCCTTACTTCAAAACAGAAGAAATAGCTCAAGCGTGTATTGATGAGTTTAGAGAAGAAATATTGGAGGTGTTTTGCCAATGAAGATTGAGGATTTAGAAGAAGTTAATAGTTTAGCACAATATATTGACGGGATAGATGAATTTATTAATATTTATAACGATAAACCCAAACGTATCGAGATAAAAAATGGATTTTATTGTATAGACATTAAAAAAGGATATGAACACGAAATAATAAATTCACTAAAAAGGATTAAAAGTAATATGGTAGAAAGATTAAAAGAGTTAGGGGTAGAGATGTAATGAATGAATTAATGCAAAAGATAGTAGAGAAGTTAAGTGTTAGTATAGACAAGATACCAGAGGTATATACAGGGTTAAGAAATCAGTACGTTGTTTGGGAAATGTGCGACTCTATGAGTTGGATTTTTGGAATTGCAGCACTTTGTGCTACCTTTGCACTGATATTTATTGGGATTGATACAGATTGGGAATGGGAAAGTGAAAGTAAACAGCTAAAGTATAAAAAATTTCTAAAAATATTAACATGGATATTAATTCTTTGTATATCGATTATAGTATTTTTGCAAATATTAAAATATGTATTTGCTCCAGATATAATATTCCTAAAAGGAGTGTTAAACTAATGCTAATTGACTATGAAAAATTAAAACGATACATATATAGAAAAGCGCCTAATGGTAGATACTATTGTCACAAGTGTTGCGGACATTTGGAATATTGTCCGATTGAGAAGAACCTATATTGTGTCAGATGTGAAGATTGTGGCATTCATACATTGATAGAGGCTACCAGTGGAGAGATAGCACTTAGAAAGGTTGGAGAGAATGGTTAGAACTAAAGAAGAACAAACAGTATTTAAAAAGATAAATTTTTTAAAAAGCATTAATTATATCAGATTAATGATAGAATCCAGAGAACGTTGTTTAAATGCAGATGAGCACAAGAAATCTCAAGTAAAGGCTATTGACTATGCAAAAGAGCAAATCAAAGGTGGTAATAAGAATAGCTGGGAAAGTCTGATTGATAAGACTGATGAACATAAGCGTTATATCGTTGAGAAGAATATGGAATACTTAAATCTTAAATTAGAAGTAATGAAAAGCATAGATCAGATAAATGATGTGGAATTAAGACTGTTATTACAGTTAAGGTATGTTGAGTGCTTGGATTGGAATAAGGTAGAACACATAATGGATATTTCACAAAGCACAAGAGCGAATAAGCATTCAAAGGCTTTGGAAAAGATTTATATAACAAATTTATACAAGAAGTATGGAGAAGTATAAAAAAGTATGCAGAAGTATGCAGAAGTATGAATAAGTATGCACAAGTATACTTAGAAATGGTATAATGGTAATGTAGAATTTTAGGTAAGATAAATTTTTCATAAGATGTCTCCAACATATTTTTTATTTTTAATTTACGAAACAAGAACGCAAGCAGTAAGATAGTTAATACCTTACCTAAATTCATATCATATTTTTTAAGACAGTCGAGAGATTGTCTTTTTATTTTTATTACCCCCATATAAATACCCTAGGGGGTGGGAAGGAAAAAGACCGTGAGAGCAGATAAGACCGGGGCGCACCGTTCCGCATTTGAGAAGAATAAAAAACGGATATTAAAGACACAGCAATGTTGTGGAATTTGTGGCAAACCAGTGGACAAAAAGCTAAAGTTCCCCAATCCCTTAAGTCCTGTGATTGATCATGTAGTTCCTGTAAAAAAAGGTGGGCATCCCTCCGATATAAATAATCTACAGTTAGCACACTTCTTTTGCAACCGTCAGAAGTCAGATAAACTATTTAATATGGGAAAAGAAGCTAAAGAAGATGTGATAGGTAACAGAAACTTACCACAATTGATGGATTGGATGAAATATAAGTCTTAAACGACAAAAATAACAAAAAAATAGTGAAAAATCATAAAAAATAGGTAAAATCACTAATTTTTCAAAAATTTTGAAGATTTAAAAGCAAAAATAACAAATTTTAAATTTTATAGGGGGGTTAGACCCTCCCCAAAGTTTCGGCCGACCTTCACGCCGTCACTGTACATTTTTTCTCGCGCGAAAATTTTAACCTATAGAAAGGAGCAAAAATATTGGAATATAAAGGATTAAACTACTTACGAAAAAAGTTAGCATTGACTAATTCTCGTGTAGATTTGAGATATAAGCAATATGCCATGAAATTTAATGATGAACAATTTGGAATAACAATTCCACCTCACCTTAGAAATCAATATAGGTCAGTTCTCGGTTGGTGTACGAAGGCGGTAGACAGCCTTGCTGACAGATTAGTATTTCGTGAGTTTGAAAATGATGATTTTAACGTAAATAGCATATTTAAACAAAATAACCCAGATATTTTCTTTGATAGCGTTATTTTATCTTCATTAATAGCTAGTTGTAGCTTTGTTTACATTTCCAAAGGCGAGGACGGAGTTCCTAGATTACAAGTAATAGAAGCATCCAACGCTACGGGTATTATCGACCCAATTACAGGACTTCTTACAGAAGGATATGCAATTTTAAAAAGAGACGAAAACAGCAGACCATTACTGGAGGCTTATTTTACAGAAAATGAGACTGTTATTGTCGATAAAAAAAATAATCAAGAAACAGTTATTAAAAATACAGCTGGCATCCCATTATTAGTACCTGTCATACACGCACCAGATAGTGTGAGACCTTTTGGTAGGTCAAGAATAACGAGGTCAGGAATGTATTATCAAAAATTAGCTAAAAGAACGCTAGAACGCGCAGATATTACAGCCGAGTTTTATTCATTCCCTCAGAAATATATTTTAGGAATGGATGCAGATGCTGAACCTCTAGAAACATGGAAAGCGACAATATCTAGTATGTTACAAATTACATCAAGTTCAGATGGAGATAAACCAACAGTAGGTCAATTCACTACTCCGTCAATGTCTCCTTTTACTGAACAGCTAAGAACAGCTGCAGCTTTATTCGCTGGAGAAACAGGACTTACACTTGATGATTTAGGTTTCGTCTCCGATAATCCATCATCAGTTGAGGCAATTAAAGCATCTCATGAAAATTTAAGGCTTGCAGGAAGAAAAGCGCAACGTTCACTAGGAAGTGGACTTTTAAACGTTGCTTACGTTGCTTGTTGTTTGAGAGATGATTTCAAATACAATAGAGGTCGATTTATAGACACTAAACCTAAATGGGAGCCGTTGTTTGAAGCAGACGCTAATATGCTTACTTTAATTGGAGATGGAGTTATTAAACTTAATCAAGCATTGCCTGGATATATCGATTCTAATGTGATTAGAGATTTAACTGGTATCAAAGGTGATATGAATGCTACGCCTAAAATTGAAGAAGTTGAACAAAAATCTAATGATAAGCAACAAAACAGGATAATATCCACTTATGAAATTACATCACTTTTAAGTAACTATCAAAAAGGAGTGCTTTCTAAAGAAAATGCTATTTTACTTTTAACCTCTACTGGGATGAGTAAACAAGAGGCAACGGCTATGGTTAACAAAACAGAAGTTTTGGAGCAAGTAAATGAATAACGATTTACTGGAACGCATTACTCAAACATTCGAGAAGCGCTTAAAAAATCTAAATATTAAAGCTACCTCCTATAAGGATGTAAATGACTATGCAGTGGCTTTAGGAGAAATCCTTGCTACTGCTTTTAATTTGCACATTACAGAAAATCCGGCAAATGTTATAGAAAAAATACTTAATGATAGATTAAAAGAAAATCATAGGCTCATTACTGAACGCGGAAGAATGGTTCAAACTATCTTGAATAAACAAGCTAAAATTGGTTTGGATGCACAAATTCCTAAAGTAAATCAAAGTAGAATAAATGGGTTGGTTAGTAGACTAATTCAAGAAGATTTTGAAAAATCTAAATGGCTTTTAGGATCTCCTATTGTCAATTTCAGTCAATCTGTTGTTGATGATATGGTTAGGAAAAATGCTGAATTTCATTATAAATCCGGCATGAATCCTAAAATCATTAGAAAAGAAACCGGTAAGTGTTGTAAATGGTGTAAAAATTTAGTGGGTACATATAGATATCCTGATGTACCTAAAGATGTATATAGACGGCATCAAAACTGCCGTTGTACTGTTGAGTATATCCCTAAAAAAGGTGTTAGGCAAGATGTTCATACTAAGAAAATAAAGTATGACAATAAAGAATACACAAAAGAATTACCTTATACAAGTGTCAAAGCTGAATGGTTAAAAAATTATAAAGAACCTAAAGTTAGAGAAGCTAAATATTGGGAGTATAACGGGACTAAGTATTTTGTTGATGGAAAAAATGTTGTCTTAGATTATTCTGAAAAAGAAAACAAAATAGCGCATCAGATCGCTAATAAATTTGGTGTGGAAGTTAAGTTAAATCCGAAAGTCTATATTCCAGAACGTATTCCAAGTTCTGATTTTAGAATAAATAATGTAAATTATGATTTGAAAGAAATCACTAATAATGGGAACAACAATATTGATACAGCTATAAAAAAAGGGAAAAAACAAGCGAATAATTTTGTTTTAGACTATACAAAATCTAGATTAACAAGAAGTGAGATAGATAGTAGGTTAAACCGACTTTATCAAAATCCTTATAGAAATTGGGTAGAAAACATTATATTAATAAATAATGATGTAATAGAAGATGTAGTAACAAAAAAATTTAAAAAATAAAAGAGATATTGATCCATCCTCCAAAAAAAACTGGGGGGAAGACGTCCAATATCTCTTTTATTTACCTTTATTATAATATAAAAACTAATAAAAGTCAACAATTTGCCCTACCGTATGGCATTAAACTAGGTAGATTGGAAAGGAGCGCTAAATGACAAAGTTTGGTATTCAAACTCCTTCACAATCGGTAATATTAGACTATAACGAAAGCCGTTATCAAGAAGCTGTTAAACTATACGAAAAAACAGGTCTAAAAATATATGATTGGCAGCTGAATTTACTAAAGCCTATTATGGCAGTAGATAACGAAGGACTTTGGACTCATCAAAAGTTTGGATATTCTTTACCACGTCGTAATGGTAAGACTGAGATTGTCTATATTCTTGAAATATGGGCATTACATCAAGGTTTAAATATATTGCATACAGCGCATAGAATAAGTACCTCTCACTCTTCATTTGAGAAGGTGAAAAAATATCTTGAGAAAATGGGATATGTTGACGGAGAGGACTTTAATTCTATTCGTGCAAAAGGACAAGAAAGAATTGAACTTTATTCTTCTGGCGGTGTAGTTCAGTTCAGAACTCGAACTAAGAACGGTGGTCTTGGTGAAGGGTTCGACCTTATGATAATTGACGAAGCACAGGAATATACAATAGAGCAAGAATCGGCCTTGAAATATACGGTCACAGACAGTAAAAATCCAATGACTATAATGTGTGGGACACCTCCTACACCAGTTTCTATCGGTACTGTTTTTACTAAATATCGCGAGGCTTGTTTATTTGGAAAAAGTAAGTATTCTGGTTGGGCTGAATGGTCGGTTGATACTGAACGAGAAATAAACGATATGGAGGCTTGGTATAATTCAAATCCATCTTTAGGTTATCACTTAACAGAAAGAAAGATAGAAGCTGAGTTAGGAGAAGATAAGCTAGACCATAATGTTCAACGTTTGGGGTATTGGCCGACATTCTCTCAAAAATCTGTTATCAGCGAAAAAGAATGGGATAGCATGAAGATTGAGAAAAAAGTTGAGTTTAAAGGAAAATTATGTGTTGGTATTAAATACGGTAATGATGGGGCTAACGTAAGCATGAGCATTGCGGTTAAGACTCATGATGACCGTATTTTTATTGAGACCATCGATTGCCAAAGTTTAAGGAACGGGAACATGTGGATTATTAATTTCTTAAAACAAGCAGATGTTAAAAATATTGTTGTTGATGGCGCTGGAGGTCAGAAGATGCTCGAGGAAGAATTAAAAGATTACAAAATTAAGAACATTATCTTACCAACGGTTAAAGAAATAATAACTGCTAACTCAGTCTTTGAACAAGGAATTTTCCAAAAGTCTATTTGTCACAACGGTCAACCATCACTTAGAAAAGTTGCTACTAATTGCGAAAAGAGAAACATTGGTAGTAATGGTGGATTTGGTTATAAATCTCAATTTGATGACATGGACATTTCGTTATTGGATAGTGCATTGCTTGCACATTGGGCTTGTCATTCGATTAAGCCTAAGAAGAAACAAAGAATAAGCTATTAATGCTTAAATTACCGAACGGACGGGAAATCCGGATAAAAGGAGAACAAAATGACAGAATTCAAAGTAATTGAAACACAAGAACAATTAGATGCAATTATTAAATCACGATTAGATCGTGAAAAATCTAAGTATGCAGATTATGACAGTTTAGCAGAAAAGATTAAAAACTTAGAGACGGAAAATACAAATTTAAAACAAACTATCTCAGCTAAAGAAGAAAGTGAAAGTACAAATCTTAATAAAATAGCAGAACTTGAAAAAAGTGTTAGTGGCTGGGAAACTAAAGCACTTAAACAGCAAGTCGCTATTAAATACGGATTGCCTTTTGATTTAGCAGACAGACTGCAAGGAGATAGTGAAGAAAGTTTAAATGAAGATGCTGAACGTCTGGCATCATTAGTAACAATAAATAACTACACTCAACCATTAGCAAGCACAGAGCCTACAGTAAGTAATGGAATTGATGCCGCATGGCGTGACGTGGTAAAAAATTTAAAATAAAAAAGGAGAATTTAAAATATGGCAGAAACAAACGCAATGAAAAAAGGGACATTATTTAGTCCAGAATTAGTAACAGATATTATGAGCAAAGTACAAGGTCGCTCAACTCTTGCTAAATTATCAAATCAAACACCAATCCCATTTAATGGTACTGAACAATTTATTTTTAATTTAGAAGGTAATGCTCAAATCGTAGGAGAAGGAGAGCTAAAAGGAGCTGGGAAAGCTGTAATTACTTCTAAAGTGATTAAACCTTTAAAATTTGTATATCAAGCACGCATTACAGATGAATTTATGAACGCATCAGATGAGAAAAAATTAAATTTCTTAAAACATTACGCAGACGGATTTGCTAAAAAGATGGCAGAGGCTTTTGATATTGCTGCAATTCACGGTTTAGAGCCAAAAGGCTTAACTGATGCAACTTTCAAAGAAACTAACTCATTTGATGGGCTTGTAACAGGTAATGTGGTTACTTACGCAGAGGCTAAAATTGATGATAATATTGACACGGCTGTTCAAACAATTGTAACTAATGGTAATGAAGTAACTGGTATCGCTATGTCACCAGTGGCAAGTCAAGCAATGTCTAAAGTTAAAGATAAGTTTGATAATATTGTGTATCCTGAATTTAAGTTTGGACAACGTCCAACAAACTTCTTCAATATGGAGTTAGATATCAACAAAACTTTAACTGTAAAAAATAGTACTGGAAAAGCAGACCACGCTATTGTGGGTGATTTCCAAAATAGATTCAAATGGGGATATGCTGAAAATATTCCTATGGAAATTATTGAATATGGAGATCCTGATGGAACAGGGCGCGACTTAAAAGCATACAATGAAATTTGCTTGCGTGCAGAAGCATTTATTGGTTGGGGTATCCTTGATGAAAAAGCATTCGCTCGTGTTGTAGAAGCGTAGGAGGCATTCTATGTATAAATATAGACATAAAGAAACTGAAGTAGAAATCTTAACAGAAAGTGAACTATCAGGAGATTGGGAGCTTGTAGAAGAAATTAAAGCTCCGACTAAAAAAACTAAGTCAGGGGAATCCGACGAAGAATAGAGGTGTAATATGACTACACTTGAGAAATTTGCTACACTTGATGATTTAAAAAATTTATGGAGGAATCTCGAAGAAAATGAGGTAAGTCGAGCTAACGCTCTATTAAACACTGTCTCTCATGTGTTAAGAGTAGAGGCTAAAAAAGTCAACAAGGATTTAGATCTATTAGTTAAGAATGATGAAAGTTATTCTTATCTTGTAAAATCAGTTATAGTTGACATTGTGGCAAGAACTCTTATGACTTCAACTAATCAAGAGCCTATGACTCAGTACGCTGAGTCTGCTCTTGGTTATTCTGTCTCAGGCTCTTTTTTAGTTCCTGGAGGGGGCTTATTCATAAAAGACAGCGAATTAAAACGTTTAGGTTTCAAAAAACAAAGATATGGAGTGATTGATCTCTATGGGATTAATTAAAGGTATTGATATTGTTTTAGTTCATAAAATACAAAGTGGGATAGATGATTTTGGTAGTCCTATTTTTGAAGAAAAAGAAATAACTGTAAAAAATGTCCTGGTTGTTCCTGCATCTACAGATGATATTACAAACAGCGTGAATTTAACTGGAAAGAAAGCTGAATATACCTTAGGTATTCCAAAAGGCGACACTAACGTTTGGGAAAATAAAGAAGTAATATTCTTCGGTAAACGTTGGAGAACTGTAGGGATACCACAAGAAGGGATTGAATCCATGATTCCGTTAATTTGGCACAAAAAAGTAATGGTAGAACATTATGAGTAGAAAATTCATGTTAAACCGCGCTGGAGTAGCTGAACTTATGAAAAGTCCTGAAATGGTTGCGTTACTTAAGGAAAAAGCTAAAGCAATACAAGATAGAGCGGGAGATGGATATGAAGTCAGTACATTTACAGGAAAAAATAGGGCTAACATAAGTATTAAGACAAAATCTCGAAAAGCTATTCGAGATAATAATAAAAATAATACTTTGTTAAAGGCGTTAAGATAATGATTGAACTTATTGTTAAAAATTACTTATCAACAAAATTAGATATTCCCATTGTATTTGAGCACCAAAAAAACTTGCCTGAACAATTTATTTTAATTCAAAAAACTGGAGGATCTAGAGAAAATTTTTTAAACTCATCAACAATAGCAATTCAGAGTTACGGAGCATCGTTATTTGATGCTGCAAAATTAAATGAAAAAATAAAAAATCTAATGTATGACTTGATAACAGCAGCAGAAGTCTCAAGAGTGAAGTTAAATAGTGATTATAATTTCACTGACACAGAGACGAAAAGATACCGTTATCAAGCAATTTTTGATATTTATCATTATTAAGGAGGATAAAAGATGGCAGATGTAAATAATGTAACATCAGCAAAACCTAAGATAGGTGGAGCTATATTTTCAGCACCTTTAGGAACGGCACTTCCTACAGATGCGACAAGTAAATTAAATGCGGCGTTTAAACCGTTAGGATATGTTTCGGAAGACGGGTTAGTCAACGAAAATACAGCCAGTACAGAGAATTTAAAAGCGTGGGGTGGAGATATAGTTGATACAGTGCAAACTGAAAAAACAGATACTTTCACTTACACGTTAATTGAGTCTTTAAATGTAGATGTTTTAAAAGAGATTTATGGGGCTGATAATGTATCTGGTGATGTAGCTACGGGTATTACCATTAAAGCTAACAGTAAAGAGTTAACTCAACATTGTGTGGTATTTGAAATGATACTTAAAGGCGGAGTGTTGAAACGTATCGTAATTCCTAACGGAAAAGTAACGGAAGTCGGTGAGATTTCTTATACTGATTCTGATATGGTTGGGTATGAGACAACATTAAACGCGTTTCCTGATAGTGATGGGAATACTCACTATGAATATATAAAAAAAGGCACAGCTTAGGAGGTAACAATTAATGGAAAATTTAGTAGGAGTTACTAAAAGCGGATTTGAGTATTCTATCCCAAAGAAAAACTTAAATAACTATGAACTTGTAGAGGTACTTGGTGAAGTCGATACTAATCCTTTATTACTTCCAAAAGTGTTGAAATTACTTTTAGGAAAAGAACAGGTTGAAAAATTAAAAAATCATTTAAGAGATACTGACGGTATTATCGCCCCTGAAAAAATAACAGCAGAACTTGAGGATATTTTCAAAGCCCAGCAAAAACTAAAAAAATAGTAGTCCTTGCTAGTATGTTAAGAACAGATGAGGATGCTGTAATTTGTGATTTAGCTGAGACTTATCAAATTTATAATTACAAAGATATGCCACCTGTCACGGTGGCTATTTTTTGTGATGGTTTGCGAGATAACTCTAGAATTAAGTTGAAAATATCTGGACAAAAAGTAAGTTCAGACACCTTGTTATTGGCCTCTATTGTTGATAGATTAAGTATTTTAGTTTGGACTAAGACAAAAGATGGTCAAAAAGGTAGAAATCAACCTAAATCACTTGTTGATAGCATCAATAAACCTGTTCGAGAAAAAGAAGGAATGTCATTCAATACTGGTGAGGAATTCGAGAAAATGAAACTTGAAATATTAAGGGAAGGAGGATAATATGGCAACTAATTTAGGTAAAGCGTATGTTCAAATTATGCCGTCAGCTAAAGGAATATCAGGAATGATTTCAAAAGAGTTAAACGGAGAAGTAACAAGCGCAGGACAACAAGCTGGTAATAGTTTGATGTCAACAATTAAAAATGCTATTCTTGCTGCTGGAATTGGTAAGTTATTTGCAACTTCCTTATTAGAAGGTGGGAAACTCCAACAATCACTAGGTGGAGTGGAAACACTATTTAAAAACAATGCTGAAACAGTTAAACAGTATGCAAACGAGGCTTATAGAACTACTGGACTATCAGCTAATGCGTATATGGAAAATGTAACTGGATTCAGTGCTAGTTTACTCCAATCTCTAGGTGGAGACACGGCAAAAGCCGCTAAAATAGCTAACATGGCAATGGTAGATATGGCGGATAACTCAAATAAAATGGGTACGTCTATGGAAATGATACAAAACGCTTATCAAGGATTTGCTAAACAGAATTACACCATGCTGGATAACTTAAAATTAGGTTATGGTGGTACTAAAAAGGAAATGGAGCGACTTTTAGCGGATGCTCAAAAATTAACTGGTGTTAAGTACGATATTAATAACTTAGCAGATGTTTATGAGGCTATTCACGTTATTCAGAAAGAGTTAGACATCACTGGAACAACAGCAAAAGAAGCATCAACCACTTTGCAAGGGTCGTTCGCTTCTATGAAAGCATCATTTCTTAATTTATTAGGAAAATTATCACTTGGTCAAGATATAAAGCCATCTTTAGAAGCTTTAGCGAAAACAACAACTACATTTTTAGTAGGTAATTTCTTACCAATGGTTGGAAATATCTTAAAAGGTTTACCTACCTTAATAATCGGTGCATTCTCTGGACTTGCTGAACAATTAAAAGGAATATTAGGAGAAAAAGTAGTTGCAAAAATTCAAACCTATTTGAAACAAGTGTCAGGCACTGTAGAAACTTTTATTGGAGTTATAACTGGGGCATTATCAAAAGAAAAAGGTATTGACCTGATGAAAACGTTAGGAATTAAAGAAAGCACGGCTAAGACAATTGTGAATATTGCTAATAATATACGTACTGCCTTTCTTAATATTTGGCAAGCGATAAAGAATGTAGGTGCAATAGTTGGTGAATTTATTGGAGATTTGTTAGGGATAAACGGGACTGAAAGTAGTGTTAGTTCATTAGGAAGCGCATTTGAATTTGTAAGCAAGATAGTAAAAGAAGTGTCCGAGTGGATAAAAAAATTCACAGGATTTTTAAGAGAAAGCACAGTAGCATCATCTCTTGTCAAAACTGCTCTGGCAGGACTTTTAGCTGGATTTATTGCTTTAAAGATTATAGGCACTATAAAAAGTTTATTCACAGGATTAGTACTTGCCCTTAACGTAGCAAAAGCTGCAGTCGTTGCATTCAATTTAGCGTTAGCTACTAATCCTATTACTGCAATTATTGTTGGAATAACAGCGTTGGTTACTGCTTTAGTATGGTTTTTCACAAAAACAGAGACTGGCAAACAGATTTGGCAAAGTTTTGTTAATTTTCTAAAACAAGCATGGCAAGGAGTTAGCGAGTTCTTTAGCACCCTCTGGACGAATATAACAACAGTAATATTTACTGTTTGGACGGGCATTGTTACCTTTTTTGGTGGAATCTGGGAGTCAATAACAACAACAATAACAACTGTTTGGACTGGTATAGTTACCTTTTTTGGAGGTATTTGGGAGTCTATAACAACGGCAATAGTAACAGCTTGGAATGGAATTAAGGAGTTTTTCATAACCCTTTGGGAAGGTATCAAAACAACGGTTGAAATCGTTTGGAATGGTATAGTTACATTTTTTGTAACCATCTGGGAGTCAATAACAACAACTATAACGACTGTTTGGAATGGAATTAAGGAGTTTTTCATCATTCTTTGGACGTCAATCCAAACTAAAATTGAAGAAATTTGGAATGGGGTTAAAGAATTCTTAAGTGGTCTTTGGCAATCAATTAAAACTATAGCTGTGACAACATGGAATACTATTAAAACTTCTGTAACAACAATAATCAATGGTTTGGTAGGCGCAGCACAAAGAGCGTGGACTACTTTTAAAACAAATGTTACTACTCTGGTTAATAATGTAAAAAGTATTTTCAATTCATTGAAAAATATAAATTTATGGAACATCGGTAGTGCTATAATGAGAGGATTCTTAAATGGTCTTAAATCTGCATGGGAAGGTGTAAAAAGTTTCGTAGGAAGTATAGCTGGTTGGATTAGAGACCATAAGGGGCCGATTGAATACGACAGAAAACTCCTTATTCCTGCAGGTAATGCTATTATGGGAAGTTTAGACGAAGGACTTACTGATAAATTCGCAACAATTAAGAAAACAGTAAGTAATATTGCTGGTGAAATTAACAAAGGATTTACCAACGAAATTACTGATTTTGAGTTGAATAATGCTATTTCAAAAGATTTAAATGTTGCTGCAAAATCTAAATTTGATTTTGACTTTGGGGTTGATAAAAATGATGATGTAGTTAATGCTCTAGGTATTGTCCAGGATTTACTAGAAAAAATTTCTAATAAAGATACAAACACATATTTAGATGGTGAAATATTAGCAAAAAACTCATACGATAGACAAATGAATTTTGTTAGAAGGGAGGGGATTTAAATATGATAAGAATAAATAATGTGATGTTTAAAACCCCTGATTATATTGTAACTGATATAGGAGATATTCAAGTTGCTAAAAAACGTGTAGCAGAAGAAGGCACTATATATGGTGCAAATGGTCGATACATAAACCACGATGGAGGTTATGAAAGTTCTGAACGTACTCTTAAAATTTCAGTTTCTGATTTCGAAAAAATGACACAACTAATAACAACATTTAATGATTTTGATAACGAAATAGTGTTTGCTTATTTAAGTACATCAAAATTTATTGCAGATTTAATTGATATTAAGTATGCAAAACAAGGACTACATAAGTGGGTGGTCTCTATTAAATTACTTTTTAATCCCTTTAGATACGCACTAGATAATAGGTTAATTGTTCTTGGTAGAAGTGGGACAGTTAACAATGTAGGAAATGTTAATTCAGAACCTATTATTGAAATTGAAGGTAATGGAGAAGTTAGTTTAACTATAGGGACTCAAACTATGGTGTTAAATTTAGATACAAGGGCTCGTATAGATTGTAGGCATCTGAAACAAAATATATATGATAAAAATAATAACATTAAAAATTCCATCCGTATTAGGGGTGGATTTTTTGAGTTCAAACCTGGATTAAACGGAGTAACTACTAATGGAAATGTAACGAGTTTAAAAATATATGGTAATTGGAGGTGGAATATGTGATTTACTTAAAAGAGGGGAAAACTCCTCTTAATTTTGCTTATGAAGATGAAATAGCGCAGGAAGCAAACAGCACTTATCAACTAATATTTAAATATCCAGTTACTAATCCTATGTGGGAGGACTTAACTGAGGAAACCTTGCTTTTGGCTGATGACCTCCACGGAGAACAAGAGTTTATTATTTTTGAAGTTGAAAGACATCATGGTTACATTACTGTATATGCAAATCAAGTTGCTACTTTGTTAAATAATTATTCAATAAGTGAATTAAGTGTAAATAATGCTAGCGGTGATAGAGTAATGAGAAGTCTTGTGAGCAGTATTATTAGAAATCATAAATTTACATTCTTTTCTGATATTGCAGCAACTCACAGTATTAACTTGAAAAATGTAACTGTAGCAACAGCACTATTTAAAGACAAGCACTCTATTCTAGGTCAATGGGGTGGTGATTTAATAAGAGATAAGTATGATATAAAATTGTTAAGCAATGGAGGTGTTGAAAAAGAAGCACTTTTCATGTACAAAAAAAATCTGAAATCATACCAACAAAAAAAATCTACAAAAGATTTGAGAACCAGAATTCATTTTACAAAAACTATCAACTCTCAAAAAGAGGGGGAAGAGGACAAGGTAATAGCTGTAACTCTTGATAGTCCTTTAATTAACAAGTACAAAAATATCTATGAGGGAAATTTAGAAGTAAATGATCAAGATGTAGTAGATGAAGCTAGTTTATTGACCTATGCAAAACAATATTACAAAACTACTCTTTGTGATGTTACGGAAGAAAGCATTGAAATAGATGTTATTGGCAAACCCGATGTACCTATTAAAATATTTGATACAGTGACAATTTTTCATGAAGAATTTAATTTTGATGTTAAGAAAAAAATCACAAAATACACATTTTCTCCTATGGGAAAAAAACTGAAAACCATTGGGTTTGGAAAAATTCAACAAGGACTAGGTACTACTCTAGCTAGCATGATTGATGAAGCAGTTACTGAAAAAGTAGAAAGCAGAGTTGATGCTTTTAAAATTCAGAAAAATTTAGCTGAATTGCTTAAAAAAGACAGAACGGCTATTGAAGAAAAAATGAAAAACCTTGAAGAACAGTCGAAAGCTGGAGTTGAAGTTAAGAAGGCGTTATTTGAAAAAGACGGTACTGTTCCACCGGTTACTAGAACAAAAATACTTGACGCAATCGAAGCTGATATTGCGCGTTTAAAAACGATAATAACCGAGGCTGAAATGGTTAAGGCAATTCAAGCGCGTTTGAATTTTGCTGAAATTAAGACTGCGCTCATCGATAAAGCGTTTATTGATAAAATAATATCTAATGAGACTTTCAAACAGCAATTTGAAGCTGGAGAAGTCACTACTCAAAATATCTTCACTAAAATGCGTGACAGCATTCAAAGTAGTATTAAAAAAGAGTTCATCACAAAAGAAGAAACAAAAAAATTAGTCAATGATCTAACTATTGGGGCTGATGGAATACGTCAGATTACTCAAGAAGAAACTAACAAAATTTTTGAACTCCGCAAACCCGAACTAAAAGGTAAAGACGGAAAAGTACCAGCGTTTAACCAACTAATTGGAACTAGATTTCCAACGTTAGATGTGGTTAAGCCAGTTGAGAATACGCAATTAAAACTCAATAAAAAAGATTACAACAACCAAAATTCGATAGAGGTGTTGCCAAACTCAAGTAATGATGTTCAAGGGTTTATTGTTAAAACGAAATTAAGAGGTTTTGCAAAAGGTAAAAAAAATGTCCTGAGAATACCTATATACGTTTTTTCCGATAGTGCGAATAACACAAAAATTAATTTAGGGGTCCCGATAAATAACCAGTATAGTTTGCTTTTTTCGGTTCCGCTATTAGAAGTTCCGAAAGGTGAGAATAAGTGGATTGTTATTGAAAAAGAAACGCTAATTAACAGTGATGAAGAAGGTGAATTTTTCGGAAACAGTAATTTTGCTTTAATCTCAAGAGGTGACGCTCATTTCAAAATAGCCGAACCTTATATAGCTGTTAGTGAAGCAGTGACGGATAAATGGCTTCCCGCTATTGAAGATATGCAAAGTTACTCTCTTACTGCTTCAGCAAGAATAGAAGGAAGTTATTTAAACGAAAATCTAATGAATTGTAAGGTCTATTTAGATGTTTACAATAACGGAGAGATTATACGTGCTTCAACGAACGAAACACCTTTAAAAATTGAGATTAAAAAGCTAGTGGCAAGTGGATATACAGCGACTGGAGAAGTCACACTTGATAGCAACGGTCTAGTGCAAAATATCAACATCCCTAACGGCAAGAAGGACGGTCAACCAATAGAGGTAGTCTTTGAGGTGACTTGTGGAGAGAATAAGACAGTAGCAAGCGCTAGGTTGAACAACACTATTGACAAGCAACTACTGACCGAAACCATAAGCAAAGTTAAGACTTTTGAAAGCACTATTGACAAGTTCGAGAGCAAGATTGGTGAGATTAATAAGCAAAAATTCAAAATGGCTTACAATATTGAGAATATTTGTTCTGAAAGTGGAGTTGAAAAGAAAGGGAACGACCTTTATTTTAACGCTAAAACACCACTTAAAGCTAATAAAGAATACTACATTTTAGCTGATTTAGAAGATGTGCCAGATAATCAGAATACAAGATTATACAATGCAAAAGATAATGGGGATAGTAAGATAATATCAAACAGTTTGAACGTGTGGCGAGTGTCTTATGCAAGCGACCAAACAAGAGTTAATATCTACCCTTTAGGAACAAACACTAAAGTCAAGAACGTTGAAATATACGAAGTTCCAGAGTTTGAAAATCCGAGAGAAAATTTAATAAAGATTACAAATGAAAATTTCTACAATCAAGGAAATATTGTGATAGTAGCGCAAGAAACTTTGGTTAAAAATGATGTTTACACCCTAGAGTTTGAAGTTGGAAATAGTGTGAATGGTTCAATGTCAACAACGTTTTTTAATGGCGTTACAAATCTTACTGTGAAGAAACCACTTGTAAAGGGATTAAATAAATTGACAATTAGAGGAGCGGGGATAAGTAATACTATTTTAGTGTCAATTCCAACCAACCTATCTATTTCAAATGTTAAATTCTACAAAGAAAAATTTAATACTGGTTACAAAAACGAATACAACATCACTGAAATGGAAAGCAAGATTAATCAAACTAAAGAACAAATTGAACAGTCAGTGAAAAAGAATGAGTTCGGAACGGTATTGACTCAAAATGCTCAATATTTAAAATTAGCGTGGAACAATATTTCTAAATATATTCAATTTGAAAATGCTGGAATGTCATTTTACGAAGGCGGGCAAATTAACGATAATAAATTAGTGGCCAGACTAAATGATTCAGGTTACCAAATGTGGCGTGATGGTTATTATTTAGGGTCGATAGGTACGAACTCTTACAAACAAGATAGATCTAAAAAAGGTATTCAATTTGATTTAAACTACGATGGTTGGTTTATGGGTTGGGCTTACCAAACGTCCAGAAATGCCGATACATATACATGGAAATGGGTTTACTCCTCAGGAAATTTCGCAACATATAAAGCTGACACACTCAACGCTGGGTGCGATATTGACATGCACAACTACGAAATTAAAAACGTTATTTTAAAATCAACGAATATCACGGTTTGGGATGGCGAAAACGGAACTTTCCGCTTCTCGTTACCTGTGTCCTTCCAAAGTGATGGTCGTGCTTATCAGTGGCACGACAACTGTTATTTAACGTTTAAAAACGGCTTATTGATTGATAGTTCAATGCCGAGGTAAGAAAGGAGATTTTTTAAAAATGATGCCAATAGAGGTTAAAATTGCAAATGTAAAAAGCGATTTAATAAAATGTGTAGAATTAAACGCGAGGGATTACGGCTTACCACCATTTATCATGGTCGGAATAATTGCTGATATTTTGAGTGATTGGAAAAGCAAAGAGTTATTGCATATTAACGACGGCTACAGCGAGATAATTAAGACGTTTAACGAGCAAATTTCGAAAGGAGAAAAAGAAGATGTACAAGATTAATTACAAAGACCGAATTTTCAATGACAGCGCAACAGTAACTGGTTTAAGGGTACAAATTCAAGACGGTCAAACAATCATCACTAGAATTTTAAATGGCAATTTCGACCACAAAACAGATGAGGATTTAATCGAGTTAGTGCTGGAACAATTCTATCAAGAGACGTACCCTAATCGTGCAGAGAATGAGCGCTTTACTAAGTTTGATGAGAAATTACAGTTAATTGATAAGAAATTGGCTGAAATGGACAAAGTGAAAAAGGAACTTGAAATAACTCAAGGTTCGGTTATGGAACTTATCACCCAACTAGGTGATAAATTAGCTAAAGGAGATGGACAGCATGAACAAGCTGAGAAAACTCAAGAAAACGGCAAAGGAGGTGAAAATAATGATGGCAATGTTATTCGCGATTAATATCGCTAAAGGCAAAAGAACATTCGCAAGCGTTCCAGCGTTCTTAAAAGAACAAGTTAAGGAATGCTTAATCGATATGGACTTAGAGCATTTAGCACATGAATAGTATCAAGGGAGCTTAATTGCTCCCTTTTAAAATTTAAAGAAAGCGAGGTCATTTGATGCTTGATTAGTGAAGGAGTTATAGTTGCAGTTGTTACAACAATAATAGCACCCACGATAGCGTGGTTGTTGAAACGTAGTAACAAGAATTTAGAAAAGATATACGAAAGTTTAAACGAAATAAAAGAACAAGTAGAAATAACAAAAGACGGAACTTTGGCAATAACTAAATTTAGATTATTGATAGAGTTGACAGAGGCTTTAAATCAAGGCTTCATAGGTATTAGCAAATTAAGAGAATTATCAGATTTACATAATTCTTACGAAAAATTAGGCGGTAATTCCACAATTAGTGAATTGTTTGAAAAATGCCAAAAGTTACCGTTAAAAAAGGAGGATAAATAATGATTAACTGGAATGTAAGATTAAGAAATAAAGGATTTGTATTAGCGCTTGTAAGTGCCTTAATAGTAGCAGTTCAAACGGTATTTAAAATGTTAGGATTGCACTTAAATTTAAACGGATTTTCGGCAAATGTAATAGATGTAATTAACTCTATTTTCGTTGTGTTAACTATATTAGGAGTAGTCACAGACCCTACTACACGAGGTATTTCTGATAGCGAACAAGCGTTAACTTACGACAAACCAAAGGAGGATAAATAATATGGCAATAAATACAGAACAAGCTATTAAATGGATGAATGATAGACGTGGAGTAGTTACTTACTCAATGGCTAGTAGACTAGGACCGAACTCGTACGATTGTTCAAGTTCAGTTTATTTTGCATTGAGAAGTGCAGGAGCAAGCGACCACGGTTGGGCAGTTAACACAGAATACATGCACGACTGGTTGGTTAAAAATGGATATAGTCTAATTGCTGAAAATCAAGGTTGGGATGCACAACGTGGAGATATATTCATTTGGGGGGCTAGAGGACGTTCAAATGGGGCGTTTGGTCATACGGGAATGTTCACTGACGCAGATAACATTATCCACTGTAACTATGGATACAACGGTATCACAATCAACAATCATGACGTGATTTGGGAAGCTAACGGATGCCCTTATGTGTATGCTTACAGATACACTGGAGAAACTCCACAAGATGACGTTTCAGATGATTTCGCTCATGAATTAGACGTTAACACAGAATTACAATCCTCTGATATGCCTTACTATGAGGCGGAACTGTCAGAAGATTATTTCGTCGAAACTTCTCCTGATGTAAATTCAGAGGATAAGGAATTGTTAAAAGCTGGAACAAGAGTACGAGTGTATGAAAAACGCAACGGCTGGGCTAGAATTAACTATCCAGAGTCAAACCAATGGGTAGAGGACGCTTATTTAATCAACGCTGTTGATATGTAGATTTTATAATAAAGACGCTATTACACCCCCTTTAATTAGGGGGTATTTTTTGTTGTCAAAAAAGTAAAAATATGATATAATATATACAGATTAGAGGGCTATGCCCACCGTGAGAAGTAGAACTAGCTAGCTACTTCTTTCTATTTTAAAAAAATACCAATGCTCCCATTCCTATTTTAAAGGCAGATACGTTCTGACGTGGGAGTTCTTTTTTTTATAAATAAAGTATATGGATTGTGAGGATATTGCAGAATTTGAGCAATTAATTCAGGAGAGGAAGAAAAGAGTAGGTGTTTTTAAAAAAAATCCCTATTAATTTTTTTGATATGTGCTAGATAATTAAATTACTTGAATGCCATTTGAATGCCATATTTATTTTTATATAGAGTTCGTTAGGAAATTCTTGTAAACAAGAATACTATTATATCAGTGTTTAGAGTATGTTGAAGTTTTATAGAAACCATGGTATTAAACAGAGAAACTAAATAATAAAGTCAGAAAAGCCTTAAAGTATAAACGTTTAAGGCTTTTTGTTTTGTTTTGCATACGGTTTGCATACGGTTTGTTAAAAATTCACATATTTAGAAAACTTAACAGCCAAATTATCTTTCTGTTTTTGGGTACATGGGCGTAAATTCCTTTTTTGATTTGTCGTAACTTCATTATACAGGAATTTACTCTTCTT